CTGCTCCAATGCTTCCAAGTGCTTGTAATGCTGCACCTGGGTCTGTAAATATTGCTGTAGCAAGTGCTGCTGGGTCTTGAACCAATGCAACATTTGCAGCAACTTCTGCTGTTATAACTAAGACTTCTCCGCTTTCCGAAGTTCTCATTTCAACTGGTGTTGAAGGTGGCAAATCTTTAAATTCAACACCTGAAGATTTTATGTCTGCTGCTGAGACTGATTCACCTGGCTTAAGGTTTTCAACAAGTGCTGCAACAACTGCAACCTTTTCTTCTTTGCTTAATTCTTTTCCAGACTCAGTAGCCTTTTTAGCATCTTCTATAGCCTTATCTTTTGCTGCTTGCTCTGCTTCTTTGGCCTTTTGTTCTGCTGCTATCTTTGATTCTTCTGCTGCTTTATCTTTAGCAATTTGAGCCTGCTTGTCTGCCTCTGCTTTTGCATTTGCTTCTTCCTGTGCTTTCTTTTCAGCCTCAGCCTTTGCTATTGCTTCTTCATTTGCTTTCTTTTCAGCCTCTAATTTTGCATCCGCTTCTTCTTTAGCCTTGGCTTCTTCTTCAGCCTTTACTCGATCTGCTTCTGCTTTTTCAGCATCTGCTTTGGCTTGTGCATCTTTTTCTGCTTGAATTCTTGCTTCTTCTTCTGCTTTAGCCTTTGCTGCTTCTGCTTCTTTTGCTGCTTGTTCCGCAATGATCCTTGCTTCTTCTGCAGCCTTGTCTTCTGCTGCTGCTTTCTCTTGTGCTGCTTTTGCTTCAGCAATTGCTGCCTCTGCTGCAATTCTATTTGCTTCAGCCTGTGCTGCTAATTCTGCTGCTCTGGCAGCCCTTGCCTCTGCTGCTGCAGCCTCTTGTGATGCTTGGGCTGCTGCCAACTCTGCAGCAATTCTAGCATTTTCTGCTGCTATTCTTTGTTGCTCTGCATAATAATTTGTAGCAACTTGAGCAGCATTTGTCATTGCAGTTACTGCTTCATTTACTTTTGTTGTTGCTGTATTAGCAAGTGAGTCTGCAGTTTGAATAGCAATTGTAAGGTTTTGATTTGCAGTTGTGAGGTTTTGTTGTTCTGTTATGAGGTTTTGTTGAGCCGTTGTTAGGTTTTGTTGTGCGGTTTCATATGCAGCCTGTGTTTGAGCGATTATTGCTGATCCAAAATTTGCAGCATGTTGAGCAGTTTGCCATGCTTCATATGCAGCATTTCTTTCAGCAAGTTTTGCATCATATGCAGACTGAACATCAAGCAGAGTCTGAATAGTCACAGGTACTGCAGCCTGTGCTGTAGCAAGAGTTTTAGTTGCACTTGTTAAATCTGATTTAGCAGTTGTTAATTGTTGGTTTGCTGCTACAAAAATATTAGATGCTGTATTAGCAGCAGCAACTAATATGGGGTCTTTAGTAACCACTGTTGTGGCAAAAGCCGTATTCATTGGGTTAGTCCAATAGCCAGTGCCATCTGCTCTGGTAATACCCCAACCAAGAGTTACATTAGCCCCACCACCATTTTCATAATACCAAAGAATAAAGTCTTGTTGTTTATCTACAGTAGTATCATAAATAGGAGAGAATTGGCTCCAAGTTGAACCCTGGTCCCTCCAGTTATTAATTGCAAGTTGATCATCTATATATAATTTTGAACCATCATCTGAGTACACTGCATATTTAACAGCAACTGCTTCTTCTGGAACAGTAATAGTTCCTTCATATTTAATAATAACTCGATCACTGCGAACACCCAAAACTACTCCACTACCCCAATTTGCAGAGATATAAGGAACCGTTGTTGTTAAAACAGGTGTTACGTTTTCTGCAGGAATTGTTGGAGCAGCACCACCATTATATGTATAGGCAGAGGCCTTAACCCCATTTGTTGTAACTGTTATAGCAGAGGCTTCTGCTGCTGCTTTTGCCTCTGTCGATGCTATTAAAGCAGAATCTACTGCTGCTTGCTGGTTTGTAACATTTATAGTTGCTACATCAACTGCTGTTTGAGCAACTGGAACTGCAGCAACTGCTGTATCTGCTGCTGTTTGGGCTGGGGCAATCTGGTCATGTAAAGGACCAAGTTCTGCATTTTTATTATAAAAGTCAACGCAGTGTGAACCTGGCTCACAAGAAGCAGATGCATCTAAACCAGGCTGTGCTTCTTGTGCTGCTGCCAATATGGTTTGGGTTGAAGCAACAGTGGCGGTGGCTGTGTCAATTGTAGAAACTGCTTGTGCCACTACCGCTATTTGGGTTTCAACTGCTGCTTGGGCTATTGCTGCTAACTGTACTCCTGTTTGTGCTGTATTAATTGCTGACTGGGCTTCTGACACCTTCACGGATGCCTCAGATATAGCGGTTGCCATTGGCTCTTTTGTAGTGGCTATAGAGACTGCTGTTTGTGTATCTACCGTTGGATTATTGGCCAATACTACATTTATAATGGCTGTAGACTGAGTCTGGGCTTGTGAATTTAAAACTATTGTTGACGACTCTACCTTTGCCTGTACAGAGGCTATAGTGATAGTTGTGACTGTTGCTGTATCGGATGTGGGAGTGAGAGAGGGGCTGATCTGTATTGTGGTCTCATCGGCATGTGCGGTATCTACTGGAGAAAATATTATCCATAAAGTTAGCAGTAATCCTATAATTCCTGTTTTGATGAGTAATGATTTAATTAGCCCTTCCCCCTTAGACAGACAAATGTCTGTTAGGATTATTATACCATTTTATTGCACAAAAAAGAGGGCTAACACTTGGCTAACCCTCTTAGTTGTTGGATTAATTACTTACGCTTTGATGCAGGAAGCAACTTGTTTGCTGCTGCCAAACGCTTTGTAAGTGATGCAATTGTTGCTGCATCTGTTGTTGCCTTTGCATCTGCTGCAACCTTAGTTGCTGCATGTGCTGACTTCTCATCTGCAAGAGCCTTATCCGCTGCAACCTTATCTGCTGCTGCTTGTGCTGATGCTGCAGCCTTTGCAGTTGCTGCTGCCTGTGCATCAAGTGCACGACCAGCCTTTTCTGCTGCAAGATCTGCTGTCAACTTGGCAATTGTTCCATTAAGATCTGAAACAACAAATGATGCTGTTGCAGCCTTTGTAGGTGCTGTAAGACCAGTTACTGTTGCTGCAGATGAAGCACCTGTAACAACAACCTGTACTGTTCCTGCAACTGCTGTAGCAAGTGATGCTGTCTTTGATCCAACTACTAGAGTTGTATCTGCTGCACCTTCTGCTGTTGTAGTAGTAACAAGAGTCTTTGTGATTGAGCCGTCAGCAAATGTTGAACCGATTACTGTAGCAGTAACTGTCTCACCTGTTGCGATAACATTTCCAAAAACATCTGTTGCTGAAACTGTGATTGTTGGAATTGTTCCAACTGCTGTTGCTGAAGGGACTGCAACTGCAACATTTGCTGCTGCTCCTGCTGTTCCCTTGATATATACAATTGTTGAGTATGAACCATTTGTGATGGTTACTGATCCAACTGCTGTAGATGTTGTGTAAGCATATACTGTAACTGCTGTACCCGCTGAAGTAACTGCAAGATTTGAAACTCCTGAAGCAACTGTCTTTGGTGCATCTGTTGTGTGTAGTGCTGTTACCAACTTAATTGTTGATGATGCAGAAAAGGTAACTACTGTTCCTGTGTCTGCTGTTGCTGAAAGTGCAACTGATGTTCCAGATGTGATCTGGTTTGCTGCTGGTACTGCAACTGTTGCTGGTGCTGTTGCTGTTGTAGCATTAGTTACTGTTGCAACTGTTACAGCAAGTGGTGCTGCTGATGATGTTGAAACAGAAAGCCCAACCATTGCTAGGGCTGCAGCAGTAGCAATTGAGATTTTCTTAAGTGAATTCATTAAGTATTTCCTTTTCTTTATAGTAGATCGAATCTATCCAAATAATCTTTTACATCTTTTGGCATAGGTTTATATTGTATCACATTTGAAGCATTTGAGTCAAGTTGATCTTTAGATTTATCTCTAAAGGTATGAATCTCAATCTCTTCATCTATATTTTTTGGAGTATGTGATATTGCCCCAAATATTGCTCCACACACAGCATCTGCTAAGTCCTTAGAAGATTTTCTTGGGTGGTCAACTCTATTATTTTTCATGATTTTTAATTCTGTTAGTTCTTCAAACAAAAGTTCAATTGCTGGCATTACCAGTCTTTCCTCATATACTAGCATAGCCATATCCTCGTAATGTTTTTTAGCAACAGAAACAGTTTCAGTTCTCATTCCTACTTGCTTTAATTCATTTTGAATATCAAATGACTGCCAGCGGTCAAAGGAAACCATTCCAATATCAAATCCTTGTCTTCTAAGATTTTGAATCCATAGTTTTACTTCAGAAAGGTTTACTGGCCCCTCAACTTTTGGTTCCCAATATACTACAGCATCTACTACAACTACTGGTGCAACTTGTTGATAGTCTTTGATTACCTGAATGTTTACCCATTTTTCTACATGTGCAATTGCTACAGCACACTTATCGTGCTTTTGTGCAAGGTCAGCATGTACATAATATTTTTTATTTGGATCTGGTTTAAATGTTTCATCAAATCTTTTGTATGTATCAATTGGGTTTCTAATTGTCATACACGCTCTAACTTTTTCTTGTTGTTTAAAAAATGCATCAGTTGAATAGGTTGGTACACATGCAAATCTTTGCATTGCATCACCAAGGTCTGTGTAAAAGGCTAACTTAAAATCATCTATCTTTCTTGTTGGGTTAACAATCCATGTAGGGCGTTTTAATGCAAAAACACCAGGATACTTATAAGAAACAATATTATCTTCATCCCAAGTAATAGATAATTTGTTTCCTTCAGCATCTTCTGGCAAATCCTCATTCATTATAAAAGTATGATCTTTTGTGATGACATCTTTTTCTACAATTACATCATCATATTTTTGTGAAATAAAGTCTCCTGGATATCTTGGGAATGAAAGAAGTGCTACCTTTCCTAAGTCTGGAAAGCGAGAATCAACAGAGGCACGGAAGGCTTTATAAATATTGTCAGCAGTTTTTCCTTGATCATTTCCAGTACCAACTTCATTTGCAAAACCAGAAATTTCATCCAGTACTGCAAGAAGTAGGTTCAATCCTTCATGAGATTCTCTTTCAGAGTGACCAGAGTAAACCGTAATTGCATTATCAAACTCAATGCTTTCTGCTTTAGGGTTATACTTTCCAGCAAACCATGGTGACTTTTCAATCTTTGTTTTAAATCCTTTAAAGAAAACATTTTTTGCTTGTTGTGCGTTAATAGCCACATTAATAAGATCAAT